GCAAATCACTAAACGCACGCTGCATCAGACGGTGGGAAGTGGAGTTTAAACCTATCTGCGATTCTAAGGTGAATCCGTTCTGGCGAAAGAGTGACCTCAATGGATACATCCGCGAAGCGGCGCTTACCACAGCTTACAGCATGGTCGAGAGCATGGCTGAACGTAACGCTAAGGTTGACTATGACGGTGAGCTGAACGGCTGGTCACCAGAATTTTCAGCCTGGTATCGTGAGCGCCATGAACAGTATCTGAAAGAGGCGCGTGACTACCTGGACGAAGAAGCTACCAACGACGAAATCGACGAGGAGATTCAGAACGAGCTGGAGGCCTGGAATGATTGAGAAAACCATTCTCGACATGTGCTGTGGCTCCCGCATGTTCTGGTTCAACAAACGAGATACTCGCGCGGTATTTGCCGACATTCGAGCTGAAGAGCACAAGCTGTGCGACGGCCGCCGTCTGGTTATCTGTCCTGACCTCGTTGCTGACTTCCGTGCGCTGCCGTTCGCTGATGCCTCATTTCCGGTTGTTGTGTTTGACCCGCCACATCTTGAGCGCGTCGGACAAACCGCTTGGATGGGGAAAAAATACGGGCGCCTGAATAAAAAAACGTGGCGCGCCGATATCCGCGCCGGATTCAAAGAGGCATTCCGCGTGTTGTGGCCACACGGCGTTCTTATCTTTAAATGGAATGAAACCCAGATACCGGTTAGCCAGATTCTAGCGTTTACTGACGAAAAACCAGCGATCGGCCAGCGTACCGGAAAGAACGATAAGACCCATTGGATAATCTTCGTAAAGGAAGGTACAGCATGAGCTTTTTTGAAATTGACTCTCGATTTTTGATGGATACAGCATTTC